ACGAAGATGGAGAGGTAAGGCACGAGTGGGGTGCCAACATTGATGGAACGGACTCGACAGGTGCGCGAGCAACAGCAGAAGCGGCTCTAGAAGAGCTAGAGTTGATGTGCTAAAATGGCGGAAAAACCTGACATAAAAGTCTTCATCCCAAACAAAGGTTGCCACGACCATTCCGACGCTGAGCGATTTGGCAGGCTCGTGTTTATGTCTGAGGGGCCAATGTCAAGATTTGCGGTGTCACGAGCGTATCGCGAGTTTGCCTATTGCTTATGCGATTCCTCTCCTGAAGACTACCTTCTTGTAACCGGCCTAACTGTAGCCGTTTCAATCGCCTGTGCAATATTCTCACGATTGCATGGACGACTGAATCTGCTGCTCTACAAGCCATCGCAGGTTCGGGGTGAGCTTGGAAGATATGTTGAAAGGATAATTATGATGGATGAGCTGTTGAGTTTAGGTGCCAAAGGAAAGGAGGCGATAAGAGATGTGTAGTCTATACAAAAATGCAAGAGGGAAGACGATAAAGGGCTACAAAATAGTGGCCAAGAAGAAAGGTGTTAAAGGGTACTTCAGTTTAGCTATGGGATTTAAGTATTTAGAGAACAAGGATATCCCAAAGGTAAAGGAACAGAAAAGGCTCACTGGATGGTTTGCCCCGACTCTTCTTGAAGACTACAACGGCGGACATTCCAGGCTCATGGAGGGACGCACCGCTATATTCCTCGGACGCGTCGTTGCCTTCGAAACGGCGAGAGCGTACAAGTATGAAGTTGCTAAGGGCATCAAAGTTGCGGTTGTAGCCGCAGAAGTTTCCAAAGCCGTAATGACAGGACGCTACAGGGATGGCGACGTAGCCGCCGGTCGTAGGATTAAGTTCGGGAAAGAAACCAGAGAACGGAGGTAAGAAAGATGCCAACGCAAATGGAGCTTTTAAAGAAGCTCAAGAATAAGATGGTCAAGGCCTTTACAGACAGCAACAAGCAGAAGTGGGACAAGAGCGAAGTCGTGACCAGAATTCTAGCTGCATGGATGGAGTTCTTGGAGCATAGACTGGAAAGGAAGTGATAAGAAATGACAGACGCAACAGAAGACGCCAATCATAAGACGAACATGGATCTCCTTGACGAGAAAATGGGAGATCCCACTTCATATCCCATCCCCTACGATCCCACCTGGGACGTAATCGACTCAAGCAAAATGAAGGATCTTACTGCATGTTTCAGGATGTTCTTCTACAGACACTTGCTTGGGTGGCAATCAGACGTGTTGAGAAACGACTTGAAATTCGGCGAGGCCTGGCACATCGCTATGGAACATCTGCTCCTCAACGGATACGACTCAGCAAGCGTAGCGGTAGCCTTCGATAAGTTTCTGGAATGTTATCGCGAGGAATTCCCTGCCCAAACAGATGAACTGTTCGGAGCAAAAACTCCTGATCGAGCCATGTTAGCACTGGCGGAGTATTCGGACAAGTATCACGATGATCTTAGCTTGTACAAGGTTTTGTACACGGAGATCTCAGGGTCAGTTCCTGTTTCACCCGCAAGAATGATCCACTTCAGGATTGATGCAGTGTTGGAAGATCTACAGAGGAGATTTCGCTCGCAGGAACACAAGACAAAGGGCGGAAGCATCAACAAGCAGTGGTTTGACCAGTGGCCGATGAGCACGCAGATTGGGACTTATTGTCACGTGCTGAACTGCCTGTATCCTGAGGCGGACGTAGATGGCGTGTGGGTCAACGGGGCAGGGTTTCTGAAAACCAAGTTTGACTTTCAGCGATTGCCAGTGAAGAAGACAAGGGAGCAGATGCAAGTGTGGCTTGACACGACGAACTATTGGCTCGACCGACTAGATCGCGAGCTAACTTGTCTGCAGACGTGCGATGCAAACGACGTCACACTCCTCGCATTCCCCTGCAACGAAAACGGGTGCAGTCGTTACTTCGGCTGCCCATATCTGGACTTCTGTGTCTCATGGCCAAATCCACTACGTGAATGTGACGAGATTCCGGCGGGGTTCAAGCAGGAGTTCTGGGATCCGAGGGAGCATAAATCAACAATTAAGATGGAGTTAGGAAATGAGAAAGAAAGAAGAAATACTTAATCCCCTCGCTCCGTTGTCAACACCGACCGAGAGGGAGATAGTAGAGATCGAAGTGCTCATCGACATCAGAGACGTTCTACGAGAAATCCTCACCACGTTGGAGACCTCTGCCGGTCAAAGAGCGTTCCAGATAGGTCAAGCCTCGCTACAGGAGATTTCAAGATGACCGAACTAGAAATAAAAAAAGAAGCTGAAAAAATCCAGCAGATGTACAGGGACGATCCACGATCGGAGACGTTCAATGCTATTCCTTATGGCCCCATCGGGACTGGTAAGACGACTATGCTAGGAACTGCTCGCCGGCCACTTCATGTCGACTCGTTCGACCCCGGTGGAACGAAAGTCCTGCTGGATAAGGAAGGAAACTACCCACCAGAGGTCTACTGTGACACCCGATGGGAGGTCGAGAATCCTTTCCAACCGCGGGTCATACGCGAGTGGGATGAGGTCTTCCATCACCGCAAGCGGATAGGCTACTACGATCGCCTCGGTACCTACGCAATCGACAGTGCTACTACCTGGGCTCAGGACATCATGTACGAGGTAATGAAGAAGGCCGGTCGTGCCGGCGGTGTGCCCTTCCAACAGGACTGGCTTCCCCAAATGACTATCATTGAGAACGCCATGCGAGAGATGGTTTCACTTCCTTGCGACTGTGTTCTCATATGTCACGACGACTCCGACAAGGACGAGTCGACGGGTAGGATGTTCGTAGGCATAATGATCACTGGCAAGCTGAAGCGTCGAATCCCACTCATCTTTGATGAGATCTACTATGTCCACACGAAGGAAACTTCCAAGGGCATAGAATATCAATTACTAACAAGGCCGACCGGTTTGTTTCAGGCAAGGACTCGGCTAGGGAAAGGAGGTGGATTGGACACTTATGAAAAGCCTGACTTTAAGCACATACTAAGAAAAGTAGGACTGCCAACGGAGGATAGGCCTCCGCTGTTAGGTCCGAATAATAAGGAGTAAAAACTATGTCACCTTTCGGAGATGATACGCCAGAGGCTGAGACATTTCTGGACGTAGAAACAACCGGCGCGCAGGAGCCCAAAGCGATGTCAATGGGGGAATATAAGATTCGAGTTGTAGGTGCTCTTATAGACATTGACAAGAACAATCATCCGTACTTTCTCCCACGCTTCGAAATCCCTAGCGAACCGTATTCCAAGGATTTCACATCCTTCCACGGGCTGCCCCATGACGAGATGACGGAGAAGCAGCTCAACCAAAGTAAGTGGTGGTTAGAGCAGTTCAAACTGTGCTTTGGTTTGGCACTTGAGGGCAAACTCACAATTGATCAGATGCTGCGCTTGGAAGGTTGGGCAATCCTGGGCTCGAAGGACGACCCACAGTGGGGTGAAGGAAACACAATTCGGCGATATTTAGTGCCGAAGTAAGATATGATGCTGGCAGTGGCGGAGTTGGTAAGGCAGATACAGCCTCTCGGGTAAACCAAGAGCAGAAACGGTACTTGCCACCAACGCAGCTACGGTCTCCCTCACTGTAGAATCTTTCTACATTAGGGCCTGTCAGCATTTCATTAGCCCTACCCATTCCGATTGGGCGGGATGAGGTGTGCTTTGCCGCAGGGAAAGTTTGAGGCACCTTTAGGGTAGGGCTTTTAACTGGGCTAGGTGGCGGAATTGGCAAAAGGAGGCGAAGAGCCTTTTTCACTTGTCATAGGTAGACGCAGTGGCTCATCAGATGTATGAGTACTTGCAAGATGCAGGTTCGAATCCTGCCCTAGCCCACAATTTAAGGAGGAATTATGGAAGAAAGATTAGAACGAGAAGCACCAAGGGGAGGAATGGGAGCACCATCGGAGCAGAAGACACCATCCACAGAGGTAAGACGGATTCCTACTGACAACTGGAAGCATCGCTCCACGAGGATGATCTGTGGTACGTGTATGTTTAACGTGGGAAAGCCTACCAGCAAGCCACAACGTGAGGATCATTTTATCGGCCGCTGTCGACGCAACGCCCCGACTATGCAGGGCTGGCCAGTCGTGTTTTCGGACGACTGGTGTGGAAATCATAAGCTCGATGAGGAGAAGGCTTAATCCTTGCATCATAGGGCGATTGGAGCTCCTGTAAAAATGCCTTTTTGCAACCTCACGAGTAAACAGCTCGCTGAGTGACCATTAGGCTTTACATATCGTCCTATGATGCATTATGCATCAAAGGAGCAAAAGCATGGTGTATCAGATAATAGCCATTCTCTGCTTCGCCAACGCTATGGCGGCAGCCCACGGGAGGGAATGGTTTGCCACTGCTGGCTGGATGTTTGCAGGCCTCGGCTGGCTTCAGGTTATAATAATTACGGCCTAGTAGAAGGAGGGCGGACATGACAGGTTACATCGAAAATCCTAAGACGCGTGGATCGGGCATAATCTGCTGTATCCCACAAGCCGAGCGATGCCCTATGGAATGTGAAGAATGCTTCTTCCAATCAGGAAGATCCTACCTCGAGCCACTCGGAAAGAACCTGCCAAACATGCCTACGCTTGAAGAGGTTGGACATCGAGTGGTGCGGGTGAACGATGGGGGAGACAGTGGCATTAGGTTTCACCAAGTAATTAGAGACACTAAGAAATATCCACTGAAATTTTACAATACTTCCATTCCCCAAGTACTCGACGAGTTCCCTGCTCCAGTCGTTCTGACAGTCAATCCAGGAGAGCGAACCGACAAGCACTTCTACAGGGTAGAGACTGAGGAAAACCTAAAAAAGCTAATGTTCGTACGAGCAAGGGTCAACACGTGGAATGGGCCTCTAGTTGACAAAATTGTCGAGTGGTATTCGGCAAAGAAGATTCCCATAGTACTAACCTTCATGGCCTACTACAAACAGCCAATTCCAGAGCTGTATCAGAGAAACTACATCTACAGAATAAGAACATCCAACCCCTACTGGGCAATTACCACCGAAACGTGGGATCTAATCATGCGTCTCTACGCCCACAACAAGTGGGTTCACTCCTGCGGAAAGATCGAGGGCGAAGAAGGTACAACATTGTGTCGTTTTTGTGGGAATTGCTTGCGTGAGTTTTACGCAACTATGGAAAGAATGAAAGGAGACTAAAATGGAAGTAACGATTGGAAAAAAAGGGTTAACTAAAAGTTGGCAAGATAAT